GGAAATACAAGAATCGTAATAGAACTTAATGATATGCAGCAAGCTCAATATGAAGATTGGTGTGCTACTATTAAAAAATTATACGGCAAAATTGGAAACATGACCTGGTCTGTGTCTGATTGTGGTATTGGGCAAACTATCAAAGTATATAATGAGCTTACAAAATTAACATTGAATTTAACAGATATAAGTACTTGGTAATGAAAGTAATATTTTTAGATAACGACGGAGTAATTTGCTTATCCAGTAATTGGGGCGGCAGAAGTAAGAAAATACAAAAGTATTATAAAGCAAACCCAGAATGGAATAAAATGTACAGCACCGCTCCTGTAGATATAAGATTTGACAATTTTGATAAAAAAGCAATCAAAGTTTTAAATTCTATATTAGAAGAGACAGGTGCTGAAATTGTAGTATCATCCGATTGGAAGAAGCATGCAAACCTAGAGGAGCTAGGAGATTATTACGAATCTCAAGGAATCATCAAACGTCCTATTGCATTTACTCCTTCCTTTATCGGGTGTGAAAAACCTGAAGGATTCGAATGGGTTAGAAGTTTACAGTATGAACAAGAGCGTTCTTTAGAAATTGCTCAATTCGTAAAAGACCATCCTGAAATTACTCATTGGGTAGCAGTAGATGATTTGAATATGGCTGTTGAAGTATTAGATTATTCAGTACCTTGCACTAGAGTTTGGGGAGTAACAAATTTTGTACTTACTCCTAAATCTAATGAAGGAATCAAGCAGCAAGGAATAAAAGAAAAAATATTAAAATTTCTTCAATAAGATTAGGATATTATAAAAATATATCTTATCTTTAAGTATTAATAATAAGATATATGAAAATAGTAGCAAAAAATATTTGGTTCACATCAGACTCCCACTTCGGTCATACCAATATTTGTAGAGGAGTTTCTAAATGGAACACAGGAGATGAAGAAGAGTTTATTAAAGCTACTCGTAATTTTCCAGACCTTGAAACAATGAATGAACATATTGTTGATAACATCAATAATTGTGTTGGAGAAAATGATTGGTTAATACATCTTGGAGATTTTTCCTTTGGCGGAATTGAAAATATCGGAGTATTTCGTTCTCAAATCAAATGCAAAAATATTGTATTGATTTTAGGAAATCACGATCATCACATTGAAAATAACAAAGAAAATGTTAGAAAGCATTTCACTCACGTTGCTCACTATGAGGAACTAGATGTGACTCTAGAAGCAAAAACCGGTACTGAAAAACATAAATTTGTTCTTTGTCATTACCCAATTGTATCTTGGAATAATATGCCAAGAGGAGCATTTATGATTCATGGCCATCAGCATTTGAAAGGCGATGCTAGATTTGGAGAAGGAAGAAGAATGGATGTTGGAATGTGTGGTTCTCCTGAATTTAGACCTTACCATATTGATGAAGTTTTAGAATTGTTAAGTGGCAGAAATTCTAGAGAAAGACATTCTAGAGACGAAAAATAGTCGGGTGGCGGAAAAAGGACTGCACTGATAAAGCAGTATCCTGATGGTAGACGCAATAAGAAAGGATAGTATTATCGTGGGTGTGGAATGGAAAAAGCCCATACGAGTCCTTCTTTGAAATCCACAATTACAGGTTCGAATCCTGTCCTGACTACAAATTATAATTTTATGAAATATTTGTATTTAACGTTAATGCTAGCATCGATGTCAGCATTTTCACAAAACATTATTATAGGAGACTCACAGGTACCATATATTGATGCCCAGACTGATAAAGCTGAAAGAGCTCCTAAGTTATGGAAAAGCGGTATTGGGATATCTGATTTAACTAAAATGGTTAATAACTATCCTATCACACCTTCTATAAAAAATGTAGTAATTAGTATTGGAACTAATAATAGGTTTCAAGGCGGAGTAGTAGATTTATTTTCAGCACTAAAACGTAAATTTCCAAATGCTAAATTTTATGCAGTGCAAGGCTCATGGGGCTGGGGAGGAGTTAAAGCAATTACTAGAACAACTGTATATAGATATTATTTACAGTTTCAAACTCAAGGAGCTGTAATAATAGAAACTCCAATTGGATTCGGAGACCCACATGGACCAAAAGCATCTTATAATTTAATAGGTAAAAGTTTAGATAAAATACTTTAAAAAAGATTAGGTTTCTACATAATTTATTCTTATCTTTATGTATAGAAATTAAATAATAAGACATATGAAAAATGATTTTCAGTTATTAAGGTTGATGGTAGACGAGTTGAACTCGACTAATAGCACAAATGACAAACGAGATATTTTATCTAAATATGATGACGAGTTTATTAAGTTAGTAATTTATTACACTTATAATCCGACATTTCAATATTATGTAACTCCTGATAATTTAGAGAAGAATTACTCTAATGATTTAGGCAAGGTTGTTAAGTATAGCGATTTATTTGAATTATTAGATGCTTTAAAGTCTAGATCAATCACAGGACACTTGGCTATTAATTCAGTCAATGATTTTTGTTATGATAATGAACAGTATAAAGATTTAATCTATAAAGTAATAGGTAAGGATTTAGAAATTAGAATGGGAGACTCTTTAATTAATAAAGTATTTCCAGGCTTAATTCCAACCTTTGACTGTGCTTTGGCTACCGATTTTGATAAGGTGCAAGTAGACTTTGCCAAAGATACCTTTTTTGCTTCTAGGAAGTTAGACGGTGTTAGATGTTTAGCAGTAGTAGATGATATGGGTGCTGTGACTTTATGGTCTAGACAAGGTAATCAATTTCTTACCCTAGAAAAAGTAGAAAAAGAAATAGCTTCTATAGGTATGCGTGATGTGGTGTTTGATGGCGAAATATGTCTGGTAGATGCCCTAGGTAATGAAGATTTCCAGGGTATTATGAAGCAAATTCGTAAGAAAGACCATCAAATTGACAGTCCTAAATACCTAATCTTTGACACTATTTCCGGAGATGAGTTTAGAACTAAAACAGGTAATAACAAATATTCAAGCAGATATGCTAGATTAGGAGAGATCTTTTTTGACCCTTCTAGATATAATCACTTAAAAGTTGTTACTCAAACGGTAATTACGACAGAAGAAAGATATATTGAAATGATGTCAAAGTCTGATGCTGAAGGTTGGGAAGGCTTAATCTTAAGAAAAAATGTTGGTTATGAAGGTAAGCGTAGTAAAAATATGCTTAAATGTAAATCATTTAAAGACGCTGAATATAAAGTTAAGGCTCTAGAGTTCGGTCCTTTTAGAATGATTGAAAATGGATTGGAAATTACTAAGGAAGTTTTAACCAATGTGATTATAGAACATAAAGGAAATGATGTATCAGTAGGCTCAGGATTTTCAATAGCTGAAAGAGAGTATTTCAAAAACCATCCTGAAGAGTTGTGTGATAAGATTATTACCGTTAAGTATTTTCAAGAGACACAAAACCAGGCAGGTAATTGGAGTTTGCGTTTTCCGACAATAAAAGTAATTCACGGAAATAAAAGAACAGTATAATGAGAAAACCTAAATATAAAATAGGTCAATTAGTATACGTAAATTTTTTAGGTTCTCCTAAATTAAGTCGACTAACTGAGTTACATGGTAATCATGGCAGAGATAGAGACCGGTGGATTTATTATGCAGTAGATGTCAATGACGGAACAATATATCCAAATGTAGGAGTAGGCGATACAGAAAAGACATTTAACATTAACGTTGAAAAAACAAAGGAATTGAAATGATAGAAGTTTTATTAAAGATAGCTATAAGTTTAGTGCTTTGGTTAGTAGTAGCAAGAGTATTTTTATATTTCGGTAAAAAAATATTTAAAGATTAGGATACTCCAAAAGGTTATCTTATATTTATGAAGTAATTAAAATTAAATAGTCAATATGGCAACAGTACAAAAACGTTCGAGACAATCGAGAGCATTAGATATGCTTGAAGCTCAATTAAAGAGTGGAGTAAAAACTGAAAAGAAAACTAAGGATGTAAAAGTTCCTTTAACAGATTCTGATCGAAAAAGAATTGCAAAGGAAATGGAAATCTTAAAGGCTAATTTAGTTTAATTGTATGGCTCTTAAAGTAGATAATAAAATTTATTTAAGTTGGGACGATGTCAGTGATTTAGTCGATACTCTTTGTGAAAAGATTATAACTGAACAACCTCAAATTGATTCTGTATTTGGAATTGCGAGAGGTGGAATGATCCCAGCAGTAATGGTATCGCATAAATTAGGTTTGACCTGGTCGAATGTTATGTTACCTAATACTCTAGTAATAGATGATATTTGTGATACAGGGCATACATTAAAAAATTGTATAGGAGGCTATACCGCAGTGTTGCATCATAAACCGCATACTGCTTGTTTAACTCCTACCTTATATGCTACGGAGCATTTAGGAGATGAATGGATTATTTATCCATGGGAAAGAAATGATTCTGCACCAGTGCAAGATTATTTAAAATAATATATAAAAACCGCCTGAAAATATTGCTAGGTGCATATTTATATTAAATAAAAAAACAAAATGACACAAGTCCATACATATCAATCACAATCGTTTAGAATGCTTCAAGGAGCAGGAGCTACGATATGTAATAATGATGTGATTTTAGGCTCTTTACGTAACGATAGTATTACATGGGAACCGAAAAATGGAGGGACTGAGGTATGATATAGGTAATTTACATATTACTATAATTTAAGCCTCGGACCATAAAATCCGGGGCTTTTTTATTGACCTGGTCATAATAATTGCGGCTATCGTATAATGGTCATTACTTTAGACTTCCAATCTAAAGATGAGAGTTCGATTCTCTCTAGCCGCTCTAATTGATTATTAAGATTGAATGATACGAGCCTGCAAAGTTCGAAAGGAGTCAGGTAATAATCAGTTAATTGGGATGCTTCAGTCACTGGCGTGATAAGCGGTCTGTAAAATCGTTCTGTAAGAAGGTGTGGTTCGATTCCACAGTATCCCACAAATATTAATTGGGTTGGTAGCTCAGAGGCAGAGCGGCTGTTTGTTAGGCAGCGGGTCGAGATTTCGAAATTCTCCCAGCCCTCAAAATGCGTCAGTGGTGCAATGGTAGCATACCGGTCTCCAAAACCGATGATGAAGGTTCGAATCCTTCCTGGCGTGCAAATAAGTATAGTAATGTAAATTAGTAAGCGATGGGTAAGTATCAAAAAGCACTTGTAGTAGATGCAAGTTTTACTGCAAGGTCAGTTATAAGCACAGAGAGAGCGTTTGTGATTTGTTATAAAGGTAATGCTGAAGTAATAGCTGATCATCCAGAAACGTTTAGTTTAATTAATCCTGAATTGGTTATATATAAACCTTCTATTATTAGAGTTGCTAAGTATGTTAAGAACCATATTAATAAGGTTCCTTTAACAAGAGAAAATGTTTATAGAAGAGATAATTTTGAATGTGTGTATTGCGGTAGTTCAAATCAAAAAATACTAACATTAGATCATGTTATTCCTCAATCAAAAGGAGGAAAAGATGCATGGGACAATTTAGTAACCGCTTGCCGTCCATGTAATCATGAAAAGGCAGATTTAACATTAGAGGAATATGGTAAAGAAATTCCAGAGCCAAAAAGACCTCACTATTTAATGTTAATGAGAAGTATGACACACATACCAAAAGAATGGGAGACCTTTCTATTCTTTTAATATTAATTGGAATTAGCTTATAGCAAAGCAGCAGGGGCTAACCTGCAGAACGGATACCAAACCCGATTCCAATTAAAATGCCATAGTAGCTCAATGGTAGAGCACTTGTTTTGTAAACAAGAAGTTGCAGGTTCGAGTCCTGTCTTTGGCTCAATATAGTGGTATAGCTCAATTGGTTAGAGCACTTCGCTGATACCGAAGAGGTTTTAGGTTCGATTCCTAATATCACTACAAATATACTTCTGGTAGTATAGGAGTCCGGTTTATCTAGCCTACCTTGGACGTAGGAGCACGCAGGTTCGAATCCTGCCTATCAGACAAATTTTCTTTTAAGAAGATTAGGATTAGTCAAAAGAATTCTTTATCTTTATGTAAGAAAATTAATTAGCCCTCTAGGCTTTAAAGTGAAGCACGATACTTTTAATATCGGGAAGAAGGAGCATTACCTTCAGAGGGTACATAAACCGCCTCGTTGGCGTAATGGAAGCGTATTTCTTTTACATGGAAATGGCAGTAGTTCGATTCTACTACGAGGTACAAATTGTCCTTTTAGCTCAGTTGGTCAGAGCAGCGCACTCATAATGCGAAGGTCACAGGTTCAAACCCTGTATAGGACACAATATTGGTCTATTAGTCCAACGGCTAGGATGCTACCCTGTCACGGTAGAGACGAGAGTTCGATTCTCTCATAGACCGCAATAGTTATTGAACTTTTTCGTTCTGTATTTGTTTTTGATGCCTTTACTATCCGTGCCAGTTAACAGTGGTTGTGTCACGGTAAACAAGGAAGCTGAGTAAAAATGTAAATGCAATGTATAGAGGCCTGGTGGTGCAGCCAGGCAATTGGGTCTTTGGTATAGCTGGTGCGTACGTTAGTCTGAAGAACTAAAGGAGCAGGTTCGATTCCTGCAGGACCCACAATTTAATTGCCGAGTGGTCAGGGACCGGAGATGGCTCATATCTATTTCTAGAATGGCTCGATACCATTACTCGGTACAAATTTTGCCTCTTCGTATAACGGTTAGTACACATGGTTTTGGTCCATGCGGTGGGAGTTCGATTCTCTCAGAGGTAACAAATTATATGGTGATTGTAGCTGAATTGGTAAAGCGTCTGATTGTGGTTCAGGAGATTGTGGGTTCGACCCCCACCTTTCACACTTAATTACACCTGTGGTGGAATGGTAGACACGTTGGACTTAAAATCCAATCCTCAGAAATGGGGGTGCCGGTTCGAGTCCGGCCAGGTGTACAAATTGGAAAGTAAATTGATCAGGGATCAAGACCGCTTGCTAAGCGTATCGTGCGTTAATTCGCATGGGGTTCGATACCTCTGCTTTCCTCCAAATAGGCCCTTATAGCATAAATGGAAATGCAACATCCTTCTAAGATGTTAAATGGAGATTCGAATTCTTCTAGGGGTACAATAAGGAACAGAGTAAAGCCTGGACAGCGAAAGCAGGGTAGTTTTTAACTTGGACAGTTTCTTTTAGCAGTTTAAGAGACAGAGCTGACTTCTGCTTATCAAAAATGCTCTGCAACAGCCCGAGTGGTGGAATTGGCAGACACACTAGACTTAGGATCTAGATATTGAGAGTTCGAGTCTCTCCTTGGGTACAAAATGCTCTTATAGTTTAATTGGAAAAACGTTTGGCTACGGACCAGATGATATAGGTTCGAGTCCTATTAGGAGTTCAATAATGGCGCGATGACCGAGTGGCTTAGGTGCAGGTCTGCAAAATCTGTAACGCTGGTTCGAATCCAGCTCGCGCCTCAAAAATAAGTTATGACAGGATATCACATTTACTATCAAACAAGCGATGATGGCGAGTTTGAAGCTTTGAATTATTTAGTTCAACTAGCTTCAATAAAATATTGGAAAAGACATTACGGTCCTATTAAATTGTATTGTAATCAAAAGTATTTAGAGTCTATTAGCAAATATGGATTGGATGAAGAGTATGATGCAATAGATACTCAGTTTTTAGAAACTAATCCATATAAAGAGTATTCTGATAGATTTTGGAGTTTTTGTAAAATTTATTTAGCGAATAAAATAGCTCAAGAAGAAGAAAGTTTTTGTATATTAGATACTGACATTTGGATTTCAGAGCCTAATTTACTTACTAAAGAAGATGTAGTATTTTTTCATAAAGAAGCGTTTGATGTAAATTATAGTTTGAATCCTTATCCAGAACCAATTAATTGGATTGAAAATAAAGATTATAATTGGGAAGTAAGTCCTAGGAATTGTGCTATAATTTGTTTCAATTCCAATTTCAAAGAGTTGATTGCTAAATGGTTAGAAGTTTCTATTCAAGTAATTGAGCAAACTCATTCAAAAGAGTTTGAGTTTGAAAATAAAAATTCTAGTACTATTTTTATAGAGCAAAGGTTATTGCCTACATTAATAGATAAGTTAGGATTGACAATGGGAGAAGTATTTCCTTCAGTGTATCAAACAACAAAAGATGGTACAGATGGTTCTGAATGGGTACCTAGGATTGATAGCTCTGAATATTTAACATGGGTATCTAAAGTAATTAAACATATATGGGGTGCTAAAAGATATTACGATTCTAATATTATTAGACAATTGATAATTGAAATTACATTTGAAGCTTTAATTAGGTATGGAGAGCATGAACCTAAATATGGAAAATTATTCACTGAATGTGAAACTATTTATAATTTAGATTAGGATCATCCAAAAGGTTATCTTATATTTATGAAGAATTAAAAGGGAAGGTTGGCAGAGTTGGTCTATTGCACCGGTCTTGAAAACCGGAGAGGCGTTAAAACCTCCGTGGGTTCGAATCCCACATCTTCCTCAATTGGCCCTGTCGTCTATCGGTTAGGACATATGGTTTTCATCCATAAAAGTCGGGTTCGACTCCCGGCGGGGCTACAAAAAGGGGTTATAGTGAAATTGGCATCACGATAGATTTGCATTCTGTTATTCCGAGTTCGAGTCTCGGTAGCTCCACTAATTTATTAACAAATACTAAATATTACTTATTATGAAAAATTCATTATCTACTAAAGGATTATCTTTATCTCAAGCACAATCAATCTCTAATTTGTGTAATCAGAGATCTATCGAATTGACAAATACATTGTCAGATGTTAATAACGTTGAAAAGACTTTGACAATTGGATCTGACACTTATATTGAAACTCCTGCAAAGCCTTTACCAGCTAATGTAGCTCAGTTAATTCAAGAAAAAGCAAGACTTGCTGCTACTCAAGCATTTTTAATGGAGAATATCAAAGCAAAAGATTCTTTAATTAAATCTATTCAAAGAGAGAATTATTATGCTTCAGCTCCTAGACCAGAGTCTCCAGAGTATGTTGAAGTTGAATTAAAAGAACTTGTTTCTGAAGAATGGGCTTGGAATAAATTATCAGCAGCTGAATATAATGAATTTTTAGAAGCTGAGGCTTATGCGGCGCACATCGGTCAGTTTATCCATAAAGGAGGAACGTTAGATCGATTAAGAACAGAATTGCCAAAAATTAAAACTTTGGAATTCATGGAAATTGAAACTGGAAAGAAAACTCCTATGAAAGTAGCAGTTCATCACACTTCCACTCAATTGCTAGCAATACATGAAGAGTTAGCAAATACTCATAGAGAGTATGAACAAAAAGTAAATTACTTTAAGTCAAAAGTAAAAAATGCTGTGACTAAAGAAAATGCTCGAATTGCAAATGAAAATGCTGATGCAGTGGCAAAGGCAAATGAAGCTAACCAAATTTTGCGTGATGAATATAGAAAGCTAAATGAAGAATGGTCAGCTTTCGTAAGAAAAGAGACTCAAGAATTTGAGGCTAAACGCCAAGGAAGAATTGAAGCTGCAGTGGCTCTTAAAATAGACGTTGCTCCTAGATTCCAGCCAGTAGTGGATGAGTTTCTTAAAACAATAAAATAGAAAAGTAGTTGTGGTACTGAAAGGATAAGCAAAAGCCGATACCTGGAAGTTTAATATCGGGAGCTATAAAGCAATTTATAACTTATAAAGATATACGATACTAATCAACAGCAAATTGATGTAGGCCCCGTGCCTATATAGCCAACTCGCTTCTGTTACAAATTAAACCAAACTGAGATAGAACTCAATAGTTAGACATGTTACTCCTGATGGGAGATTAAAAGTGGCTAGCGAAAATGAGACTTAGTTTTTGTTTTTGTCTTTGCTGTAACGGAAGGTCTTTGACTTTGAATTTGATTTTGATTTAGTCTATATACTTTATTCTCCCGATAACATAATTATTACCAGTATACCGCGGGGTAGTGTAAGGGTAGCACGAAGGGCTCATAACCCTAAAGTTCGGTTCGAATCCGGCGACCGCTACCAATAAGTAAAATGCATTGAAGAAATTCAGTGCATTTCTACTGAAAAATACTTTGGAAATGATTAGGACGTTAATTAAATTATCCTTATCTTTATGTATAGAAATTAAAAAATAGACAATTTATGAGAACATTAAGATTATCAATCGCTATCCAAAGTCATTTAAGTGATGCCGCTTTTGAAATGAGTTTCAATCCTGAAATGGCAGAAAATCGAATTCATTTTGTGAAAACGTTAATTAACATGTATCCTAATACCGATGTAGAAGTTGAGGAAGCAGAATTGACTAGAATTTATAAAGAAAGAATTTTAGGAATTGTTGAAAAATAAATTGAAAAAGATTAGGACAATAGAAATATTATCCTTATCTTTATATATAGGAATTAGAAATAATAAAAAACTTAAAAATTAAAATTATGTATTTACAAGTAACGAATTCGAAATTGGCAAAGTATAATCAAATTAGAACCACTCCAGGTAAATTGATTGCAGATGTAAAAAATCTAGGTTGGCAAATGTCAGACTGTAAAGTGTCTGAAATTAGAGCAGAATTAGTCGATGCTAATTATAAGTGTGTAGACGGTAAGACTTCAAAAAGATTTTCAATTAAATAATTAAACCCAAATAAATTTTAAATATGAAAGCTCAATCAATTCAACCAGGTCAGACAAATACCATTAGTTTTGGTAAATTTGCAATAGTTTTAGAAAAAGAACAGTTACATTATTATGCGGATGGTGAGATTACCAGAGTAGTTGATGTAAGCTATGAATTTAATTATAAAGATTTATTTGACTTAGGTACAAGAATCTCAGTAAAAAATGCTTTAGGCGCTGTGAAGTTTGTAAATAAAAGAGATGTAGTAAAAAATTCTAAATAATGAAAAAGTCAAGTTATAGAGTAGTCCCAACCCAGCACGAAAAATTTGGTGCGTGTTGGGCTATTAAACAAGGTAAAGTAGTTGTAGGTACTTTTATTAGTAAAATAAAAGCCGATCAGAAAAAGATGGCTCTAGATGCTATGGAGCAAGAAGATTTCCTTTTAGGTAAAACAAAAAATCAAGAATTAAAAATAGAATTATAATGGCGTATTCAGCAATAGTTACCAAGTTAACAAATGTAAGACCTCATCCTAATGCAGATAAAGTGCAATTAGCTACTTGTCATGGTAACCAAGTAGTAGTAGGATTGGATTGTCAAGAAGGTCATTTAGGTGTAT